TTCTAATTCAAAATGCAAATCAAAATTCCATGCTTTATCAGAAAATTCTTTTATTCTTTCTATAACTTCAGCCTCTGTAAAGTTCTTATTAATTGCATCATCTCCAAAAGCAATCTCATAAATTTCTTGTTTAAAATCACTCATCATCTTTCTCCTGTGGTACATGGTCATAGTTTTCATGCTCTAAATCTTCTTGTGCCATTATCATAGAATCTTTAGGGCTGAATCCTTGCTCCATGTATTCTTCAGCTCTATCTTCTAAAAATTGTTCATTTTGTTGATTACTCATTTAAAAAACCCCCCTAATGCAAGTATTGTTATAGTAATGGCAACTACCATTAACAAAATTAATGATATATTTAACCATTTAAAAGTTCTTATTATTTTTTTTATCATAATATCTCCCTGAAAGCATCTGGGCAGTTGGACCGCTTAAACCTTACTCACGGTAAGGCGAACAAGTTATACACTGCAAACTTAGCTTGTTTCTCCCCGCAGATGCTCTCATAATTTACCAACCTCTCTTTTTTTTCTTTTCGTCTTCTTCAAGCATAGCTTTTAAAACAGCTTCTTTAACTGCCTGTAAAGTTTGCTGGTCTAAAACCTCGCCTGCAAAAGAATAATAGTCTTTGTCTACGCCATTATCTATTGTCCTTGCGTTTATTGATATTGACATAGACCAATCTAAATTTTTATTCATCTTCGTTAAACTCCTTATATTTAAAGTCAAAAAATGCGTTTTCGCGTGCTTGCTGGTCTGTATACTCTCGACCTTTCCAATATGAATAGCGTTCAGCGAGCCATTCATTTTCTTCTGGTGTTCTGTCCCATTCATAAAAATGAAACAAAAAAACAAATTTGTCATAATCAAACATTATATAATCCTACTATGGTAATGATTTCCCATTTTACCTGTTGCGCGGGCGTAATGCTCGACAACATGAAAAGCCATATCCATTCCGCAACCTTTAACAATTAAAGCGTCATAATGTTTATTAAATTTGTAACCCGTTGCTTCTGCTATTTGGTGATTCATGCAATAGATTTGCCCGTCTTCAACATAATAAAAAGCAATATGTCGTGTCATTCCAGACTGTGAAACATGTTTAATTACACTGTAGATTGTCGGTTTATTCATATCTGCGCCCTTCCTTTGCCACAATAAATAATATAATCTTAAGAAGCTGTTTCAATTTGAAACTCTCCATAATAGATTGGGTTGCTTTCTTGAGAATAAGTAAATCTTCTATGATGTGCTTTTCTTAAGATATATTGAAAATAGCTTATAAATTTATCATAGCTAAAATTATTAAAAGCATATAATAAACTGCCTATTTCGTGGCTATATAATAGGTCTATTTCTCGCTGTATTTCTTCTTGTAAAGTTTCCTTCCATTCTTCTTGCCAGTCTTTCATTATACAAACTCCATAAAGAAAAAATTATAAAAAACAAAAAAAGAGAGCCAGTCGAAACCAGCTCTCAAAATGTTAAATTTCAATTCTTGCGTCCCTTAAAACGTCCTCGACTTTGTCTCTTACTACATCATCTAAATTGTAATCATAGATACAATCGGTAACAATATCAGTGATGTAATCATCAAGGTTTAAATGTTCTATTAAAACATTTCTCAAGCTATTGAGCTTCTCATTTTTCTTGTCAAGGTCATCAATCTGATTATTTTTACTATCTATTTTTCTGTCATGATGATTCAACAAATCTTTATAAGCTTGCTGTAGCTCTTCCCTTGACATAGAGTTAACATCTTTCTCGTTCACACCTTCTTCTGTGTAAATTCTAAGATATTCTTTTCTATTGTCTTCCATAACTTTCCTCGTTTTAATATCGCGGTGAATTTATAAACAAAAAGTAAAATGTTTATACACAATATCCTTACATACTATAATACATACTATATTAACTAAAGTCAACAATTATTTTTTAACAAAAGGATAGTACAGTATAAAAAAGACTATAGTGTACAAAAAGAAACCGCCTAGGCCAAAAAATCAGGTCGCACACGCACACACACACCCTTTTTAGACCCCCGACCCCCCAAGCGCCACGATTGTGACAACATACATGGATTAGTCCGCACAGCGGGGGGTAAAATTGGAGTATTAATTGTAGTAAATACTTGCTTATTGTAGCTTTAGGTTATAATATTACTATTATGCATAAAATACTTACAGATAAACAAAAACTGTTTGTTCAATACTTTAGCGAGAGCGGTAATGCTAAGGCTTCTGCAATAGCTGCAGGGTATAGCGAGGCAACTGCAGAACAGCAAGGATATGAGCTAAAAAAGAAACTAGCAAGCGAAATAGATATGGCCACAAAACAAAAAATGGCAGGCGTTGTGCCAGTGGCTGTAAAAAAATTACAAGAGTTAGTAACTGACGATAGCGTAAGTCCTAGTGTTAAATTAGGCGCGATTAATAGTATTTTGGATAGAACAGGTTATCAAACAACACATAAAGTAGAAGATGTAACTGCAAAACGCAGCGAAGAAGAATTGCAACAAGAATTACAACATTTGCTAAAAAGTATTGTGGTAACACCTACAGATGTTAACTAAGGTTAATTTATGAGCGACACATTACAGCGTGCTGTAGAAATAGCAAAAGAATTAGAACGTAGAAAACTAACAAACAGATTGCGCGAATACAAACCTTATGATTATCAAAAAAAATTTCATAATATTATTGGTGCGCAAAGATTGCTTATGGCTGGCAACAGAATAGGCAAATCATTTTGTGGTGCAGCAGAAGTAGCTATACATTTGACAGGCAAATACCCAGATTGGTGGAAAGGCAAAAAATTTGCTAGACCTATAAGAGCTTGGGTAGGTGGTGTATCTAACGAAACAACAAGAGATGTTTGTCAAAAAGAATTAGTAGGACAACCAGATGACCCGTCAGCACGAGGAACAGGCGCTATACCTTTAGAAGATATTGGAGAAACTACTCGTAAACCTGGTGTACCTAATGCTATGAACTCTTTAGTTGTGCGACATGCATCTGGAGGTTGGAGTAGGTGTGCATTTAAGGCATATGAAATGGGAAAAGAAAAATGGATGGGTGAAGCTGTAGATGTAGTATGGCTTGACGAAGAGCCGCCAACTGCAATATATACACAAGCTATAACTAGGACAGCAGACAAAGGCGGTATAGTCTTAATGACATTTACGCCAGAATCTGGTATGACAGAAACAGTGGCACAATTTATGAATAATTTAAAACCTGGCCAAGCACTTTTACAGGCTGGTTGGGACGATGCACCGCATATGACAAAAGATGTAAGAGCGCAAATATTAGAAGCGTTGCCACCACACGAAAGAAAAATGAGAGAGCAAGGCATACCACAATTAGGGTCTGGTCTTGTATTTCCTGTTATGGAAGACCAAATAGTATGCGACCCTGTAGAGATTCCAGACTACTGGCCAAGAATATGTGGTTTAGATTTTGGTTGGAATCACCCAACTGCAGCTGTGTGGATTGCATGGGACAGAGATGCAGATATAGCATATGTTTATGATAGCTATGCAATGCGACAAGAAGCTGTGCCAATGCATGCAAGTGCAATAAAATCACGAGGCAACTGGATTCCTGTTATTTGGCCAATGGACGGCAGACAAGCTGACAAAGGTTCTGGTAAATCACTTACAGAACAATACAGAGCAGAGGGTGTTAATATGACACATGAGCATTTTACAAATCCACCATCTAAAGGTGGCAAGGAAGGAACTGGCGGTGTGTCAGTTGAAGCTGGAATACAAGAAATGTATACTCGTATGCAAACAAAAAGATTGAAAATTTTTAAAAATCAAGATAATCTATTAAGAGAAT